GCATTGATGATATACAGCATAATCATGGTAAGCTCCACCAGGTCAAGAACCTCCATAAACCTGAACATCATTTAATTTGTTTCTCTTTTGAATAGTACTTAGTTCCAATTTAAAACCTCCTATATTTTTATTCATAAACTGCCACACAGTAACAATTAATCTTGTTTCCTGCAGACAAATTAGGATCATGAGGATATCTTGCCATCTCGTTTCCTAAGTCAAACTTTTGATTCATTTTCTTTATCACTCCATCTATCGCCACATGATTATCTCTTACCGTCTTGCCTCCGTGTGTGTGCAGCCAAGTTTTATTTTTAATACCTGCCTCTTGTGCTGTTGCATTGCTTGTATTTTGTATAGAATCAAAAGTCTCAGTTCTTGCAATAGTTCTTGCTCTACCTTGCGACATTCCTTTTATTTCTTTTTGTAGTATCTTAGCAATTTCTCTATTGTTCAATCCTTCTTTTTGCCCTTTTGCCATTATATTATTTATTCTATTTCTTGTTGTATTAGTTATGCTTTTTACTCTCTTAGCTAGATACTTACTATTGTATTCCTGTAATACCTTAGAGCTTATAGCTTTAATTGTATCGTCCGCAAGTTTCCACCCATACAAAGTATTAACAAATCCCCCTGTGTTACCTGCAGTAGTGCTGTAAATCTGAAATAAAGCCTTTTTCATAGATCTTGAAAATTTCCCTAGCAGAATCTTAAAAGGATTCTTAGCAGCAAAATATTGTTTATTGTCTTGCTCAAATTGTTTTGCTAGGTCTAGGAATACTTTTGCAACTACTTTTGTATTTCTTCTAGTTTCTCTTTCTGAAAACTCCCTAGTTTTACGACCTTTTATTTGTTGTGATCTTGTAGATTTTGCCATTATTCTTCATCCTCAGGCGGTTCTTTCTCTCCTGCAACAACATCATTTAAAGGCACAGCCATGCTAGGAACTAACAAAGTATCTCCATTTTTAACACTCTGATACTCTTTGCCTGTAATATCGCTTAACTCTGCTCTATATTCATTTACACTCAATCTATCCTTTGCAGGCTCTAGAGCTTTTATTCCTTCTGAAACATTAGTTTGGAGTGCAGGGATTGAATCAGTTTTAAACCAAATAAACTCACCTTCTTTTAACCAAGGCTCTAAAAATATATTTAATCTCCCTGCTACATCTTTATAAAAAGCAATTAACTTTTCTTCATATAATTCTTTTCTTGCTTCTTTTCTATTTTGATACGTGCTTTCTCCTGACCCTGTTAACTCAGGAGCTACACCCAAGCTAGATACAACCTTTTTATGTGCTTTATCTTCTCCCAAATTCCAATCAGAGTCTTTTGCCTCTGAATCATCAGGAGTAAATTTAACATTTCCACTTACTAAAAGAGCTTTCCCTTTGTCATTCATGTTGTTTTTAGCTTGCACTTTCTGCTGAAACTTTTCTTCTTCATCTGGTGGGATAGGTCTATCACTTGTGTACACTCCTGACCTTCTACCTGAGTTTCTAACTACCGAATTGTTCCATTGCCAAGCATTATATACATAAGAACCAGCTAGAGCCATACCTCTTTGCAGTGTCCTTCCACTTTGTGCTGAAGTATCTGTATTACCCATAGAGTTATCATTATATGGATTTGGTTGTTTAATCCACATAAAATTCTCTAATTCTTTTTGATCTGTTATATTTCTAGAAGGTGTACAATTTAATATCTCTATTCTAACAATTCTACCAGAATCTTGATATACATTAAAATTATCAGGATTATGTAATAGTAAATCTGGCTTTGCAAAAGATAACCCAACCACTTTTTCCATTAAAATACCATTATCTTTTCCATCATACCACAGCATCCAGTATTCAAGAAAATCACCCATAGTATTTATAGAGTTAGGCATAAATAGTATCTGATTAATTATTTTATTTGTAGTTTCTATCAAATTTCCTTCTTTGTCTCTTTTAAAAACTCCCCACTCTACAACTTTTGTCGCATCAGCTTTCTTTTTCTCAGCTATCGTAAAGGATGGGTTGTCGTAAATCTTATCTATATATTCATCTGTATCGAAAACTTCACAACCATAAGAAAATGAGGTTGCTCCTCCAAATAATCTTTTAAAAGAACTCCAAAAACTCATATTTACATCTCCTCAAGTAATATGTCAAATGCTGCAAATGCTCCCATATCATTCGAACTTACTTCGCTTATTCTAATAACTATATCCGTCAAAGGTGGTATTCGATCTGGAAACGATCTTTCATCTTTAAAGTAACTTGATCCACCTGCGCTTACACTACCTTCAAAAGAAACATTAAAAACTTTACCAACTCTTCTTGATCTATACTGAAAAACTGCAACTCCTGTGCTTTGTGCCCTATCTATTCCTACAATACCTTTTTTAAGATATCCTGTTTTATTCGCAGGAACGGTGTAAATAGCCATTAATGTTTGATTTGAACTTGTCATGACAGCTTTAACTGAACTATCTGGACTAGGAACACCATTCAATACAGTTGCCTGGTCATCATAAACATACACAGTTCCGTCAACATTTTCATCGGTTTCCCCTTGCATATTTCCAGTTCCATTATTAACAATTCTATATACTCTCCATAAGGGAGTTGTCAGACTAACAGGCGCTTGACCTTGCAGTGTAATAAATTGTACAACTTCAAGTCCATTCTCGTCTAACCCAAAGACTATAACTTCCATTGTATCATTTACAGATCCAGAAGAAATTCTATCTATGTCTGCATCACCTAGGAATGGATCAACCGTTATAACATCACTAAAATTATATATGCCTCCATACTCCCAAATGTCTTCTGGATCTGTATTAGTTTGTATATCTCTATTTACACCGAATTTATCTATGCTTGTTGCTTTTATTACATTACCTCTTGAAACTTCTAATTCAAACTGGTTGAAAGTATCGATACTCTTGTATATTCCCGCGATCATCATTGTTGCTATCGATAGTGCAAGTACCACGTTTATTAGTTTTTTCTTCATCTTCTTCTTCTTCTTCTTCGTCCCTCCGTTTTGTCAAAAAAAATAAAAAGACGTAGCCCGTTAAAGCTACGCCGTGTTGGTCTGCCTGGAAAAGTGCTTGTAGCTCCACAAGCCTAATTTCTATACATCTATTATACTACATTATTCAATATAATTCAACTATTTAATTATATTTTTATAGTATTATTTTCAAAGTGTTTCTTAATATTCTGTTTTCTTCTTTTATTCTTATTATTATATCTTCCAAACCTTGCTTTTCTCCTTCTAAAGCTGTTTTTTTATCTTCTAAGGATAGTTTTTCATCTTTTAATAACTTTTTTATATGATCCCAACTTTCAATAGCTTCATTTCCTAATTTCACCGGCGCTTCTTCTTCTTCTTCTCCAATTATTACTCCTAGTAAGGTGTATATAACATCCCAAATGTCTATAGAATACCCTAAACCATCCTCTACAGTAACCCAGTTTTTTTCTAAAGAGTTTAGAGAATTTCTGAAATAATTGTATTTTACAAAAGCATATTCATATTTATTTGATTTAGTATCTTCTTTTTTTAGCATAATAATTCCTATGCAACCCCTGTTTTTAAGAGTTCTGTCAATATCTATATCTTCATTAAAAAAAGAAAATCCACAGGATGTATCTTCATATTTAATTAATCCTATTTTATTTTTATCAATTGAGGTTATTATTACACTTTCTTGTAGTTTTTTTATAAAAACCTCGTCTCCAATTTTAAATATCTTATCCGATCCTTTTATCTTATTTATCATTTTTCCTCCTTCTAGCTCCCTGCTTCGCTTGCTTACCCTCTTCCAGTGCTACTGCTATACATAGAATAGAGCTATAAATACTATAAGTGCCATTATTTTAAAATCCATTATGACCTCACCATCCATATTTCATTGTCAGTTACACTTTCGTCAATCTCATACTTAACTTCCATAAAAGTCTCCTTCTTCTTATCAAATCTAGTATAAGAATGCAAGTTTGTTGTCAATTCATCATTAGTCACTGAATTGAATATTAACTTGTCATACTCCCAGTTCAGTTTACCTGCAAATATCTTTCTATAGAGCTTGTCTATAGAATCAGAAGTATACACTTTGACCGGTATTTTGAATGAGTCCATTTTATCGCCTCCTTGGTTTGTTTTTATCCCATTCCTTGTACAGAAAATCTACTTTTTCTGATACAGTGCTTCCAGGCACCTCCATCACTTGAGTTAGTAATTTACTCTTTAACCTCACTTGCTTACTTTCTCCAGTTCCTTTATGATTCTTTTTCACTTCAACCTCCTTTTTGCTGTCAACACTATTTTAGCTTATTTTCTTTGTCCTGTCAACAGTAAATAAAAAAGAGCAGGATTTCTCCTACTCTAAAAATCATAAACTTTAAAATTACTTACTTGATAATCCTCTAATGCGTACCAAATAGCACTAAAAGTATGTGGATCGATATTAAATTGATCTGGTATTATAACATCATTTTTATCTTGCTTAAATACTAAATCTTTTAATTCTATGTAACAATTAGGGCTATTATCTAATATTATTATCTTCTTGAATCTCTGCATTTTTTTAGTATTTTGCAGCCTACTACCTGCTTTTTTTGCCTCAGTAGCTTTCCACATATTAAACCCTTGTTGTTGATAATATGCAATAGTTTTCGGCTCTGCTCCATCTGCATATATAAGCTCACCAGTTTCTTTAAACTCTTGAATATAGTCTTTTATTATATCATCTGTCATATAGTTTTGATAAAATTCATAATATACATATAACCATTCTTTGTCTTGATCTATACAAGTTCTCATAAGTGCTGTCTTTGATCCAGTATACCCAAAATCCATACCTGCATTAAATAAAGGTCTTTTTATCATGCTTATAGCTTCCATACCTTCTTTTTCTGCCATAGATACAATATGTTTTAGAACTTTAACACCAATAGTTCCGAACTCTCCTAATCTAGCTACTCTATATAAGTCAGGATCTGTAAATTCTAATTCATCCAATGTCTCTATATATTCATCTGTAGCAAAAGGGTTGTCGTCAACTGTGCTTTGATGAAAAAATATATGTTTTTTATTTATCTTGTCATTCTCAAAGAAATGTTTATACATCCACATTGATTTACTTATCGGATTTGTAGTCATTATCCAGTGAACACTTAAAAAAGGGTGTCTTGCTCTCCCTTTAATCTCTTTATAATCTGCATAACTAAACTCAGAAACTTCTTCCATCCAAACTATAGATACATCTGGAAGTGATTTTAATTTTTCCTTATCGTCAAGTCCTTTAAAAATAAACTCTGATCCTGTTAGTTTATTTTTTATGTATAAAGGGCTTTTTTTAAACTCAAAGAACATCCCCATTTGATGCCTATTAATAACTTTTTTTAACAGCCTATAACATGAATCCTCAAGAGTTCCGTACACCTTTCTTGTTACAAGTATCAATCTCTCTTCTTCAAAAGATTTTTTTATTAATTTAAAGGCAGTAGTATCACTTTTTCCTGATCCATATCCACCATAAACAAAATACTCTCTATGACTCCAATCCTCCAGGTATTCCATAAAGCTTTCAGATATACCTATATTTATAGGATCACTCATTTTCTTCAACCTTTTTCTTTTTGACCGGCATTGAAGTTATATTGAATACTACTGTTTGATCCGGAATCTCTTCTTTTGGTTTGTCCCATCCTTCTAATTTTGCTATTTGACCTGCAATCGCAGAAACTGCTTTTAAATCAGCACTGTGATATTCACTTTCTTTCGTAGTTATCTCACCCATAAAGCTAGTAGACAAAAGCACCGGTGTCGGTTCTACTCCTAAAGCCATGTAGAAAGCTCTCTTTAGCTCTTTCAAGAGTTCGTCACGCTTCATTATAGCTTTTTCCTGATGTATTTTTTGTAACTCTTCGTACCTTGCCCTTATATTGTCTTGTGCAAAAAGTCTACTTGCTTTCTCTATAATAGTTTTTTCTTTCATTTTAGAAGTGTTATAATAATTCTTATAAGCTTGTGTTTGCTTAATTCCTGAAATTATATCATTTACAAAACCTTCTTGTTTTGCAGTCAATTTCTTCTTCATATCAATCAACTCTTTTATTTTAATTATACTACATTTTTCAAAATAAAAAAAGGGGCTATCAGCCCCCTTAGAATTTATAAATTAAATCTGCTCCTGTTTCAATCCCTTGTTTCATTCCAGCTCTAACATAAGCTATTATCTCACCTTTTTTTATTTCATCTTTTACTTGCTTCCCTATTACATTTATAGTTCCATTATCAGTCAGATTTGGATTCCTGTTATATTTAGAATCTATTGCTTTATTAACAACTTTTTCAACAGCAATCTTTGCAACTTCTTTTGCTTTTTCTGTAACTTGAGCTTTCATTTCTTTTTTATTCTCTGATTGAAGGTAATTTATATATTTCACAGCTTCTTCAAGCCACTCTTCAATCTTTTCTTCAGATATAAAACACTTAATCAATATTCTAGCTATAACAGGCATAGAATTTATCTTTTGCCTTAAAATACTTTTGAAGTGTACAAGTTTATTGTATCCGCTGTTTTTTATTTCTTTCTCAACTTGCAATGCTACCTGGTAGACTAACCCTATCAAAACTGCCTTTTTATCCTTTCCTGCCTTAACCCATGCCTGTGCAAATACAAATACAAACAATCCAATTATTGCTATATTTTGCCAATTCATTAATGAAAATTCTTTCATTTACTCCCTCCTTTTAATTAAGTTGAGGAGCTGAGAAACTCCTCAATTTAATTAATGAAAAAATAATGAGATATAAACAAAACGATATCGTTTGCCATAACCTCATTGAATCCGCATAGTACTTTTTTACACTTAAAATAAGGTGCGTGAAGGTTTCTCAACCTCTATTGCGAACTCAATGAGACAGCCGAATAATCGGCATCTCAGACACAGATAAGAGCTGATTCTATCATTTAACTTACACATTTACGCCAAGCACTCCGCAAAATTGCATTGCTTAATTCTCTCTTGTCTATACAAAACATTTTTTTCTTATTGCGCACAAAACTAACATATAGTTATTGCATTTCTGCAAATTATTTTTGATGCTCAAGCGAGGAGTCGAACCTCAATCAATAGAATAAATCTAGTTCTGACCACTCAGAAAACTTGAACAAGTTGTAGTTTTACTTGTTTGCGCAAGGTTTGTTTACCGACGTATAACTTTAAAGACTGTTAATCTTCCATATAAAAAAATCTCGATACCCCTCTGACAAGATACCGAGATTATAATTATCTCTAACGCCAGAGTATAAAACCACCGAGCCTAAACTAGTGGGCGTAAAGCTTATTCACTCTACCCAATTACATTACTAGTATACTACATCTTTTTTATCTTGTCAATACTTTAATTTAATTATTTCTATTATAAACTCTTTCGTTTCAAAACCTGCTGTTTTATAAATATTCCTGAAAAACCTTAAGTCCCATCCTTTCATAAAAATTTTTTAGTTTTTCAAAGCTAATGCTCCCCTCTTCAGGTTTTGCTACAATTAATATTTCTCCTTGATAGCCAGTTTTTCTAATTTCAAATATAGCTTTTTTAATTAATTCCTTTGCTTTGTTCATTCTTCTGAACTCAGGCAAAACATATAAATTATAAATATGAAAATAATCTTCATCTGAGTCTTTTTCAAAAGAATATACACAGCTTCCATATTTATTTTTTATTCTTTTCATTCATTCTTCCATCCCCTCCAACCATCTCTGAGCTACTGCTGCAACCTGCACTAGCTCTTCTTTCAAATTATCCACATCACCCTCCTGAATAGCTTTCGCAACTTCTCCTACTTCTTCGACTAAGATCATCAGCTTTTCAGAATCAGTTTTCCCAAAGTTAGGATGCAGCTTGTTTTGTCTTTTTCTTTCAAAAAATATTAGTTCCTTGATTTTATTTTCTGTCACTTTCTCCTCCCCATTGTTCAGCTATTGCTTTCGCTATACCTGAAAAAGTTTTACTCCTGTTTTTTGTCTTTCTTTCCCACCTTTATTAAACCAATTTCCAGGAATTTTTGTAGATTCTGAAATATCTACTATATTTGTAGCTTTTAATTTTGGTAATCCTTTTAACCAAAATTGAGTCTTTTTTTTAAATGGATGACCAAATTGCCACGGTTGTATTATTTGAGAGTGTTTAGGTAAATTATATATAGTGCTTGGTAAGGGATTTTCTATTGCTATTTTTTCAATAGGAGCAGTGAGTAGACTCATAAAAAAACCTTTTGCTATTAATCCTTTTGCTAATCTTTCTTGGTTTAATTTTTTTTTAGGATATAAATGTCTCGCTCCTGCATTACTTAGATAAGTGCAAGGCGGATGTGCTATCATCATATCCCAATGCTCTCTGTAAGCTACTTTTAAAGCATCGTCTTTTATATGCCACTCTGGATGACCGCCACTGCATTCTATCAAATCACAGCTATATGCCTCGTGCCCTAATCTTCTTAATTCTATTGTTACAGCTTGGCTTTCTTCACACGCTACTAATATCTTCACCCAACTACCTCCTTGACCTTCTCTAAGCTATCCACAACATATATCAAGCACCCGACCTTTCTCAACTGCTCTATAAATTCAACCTGAACTCCTGACAGCACCCCTGTGGGTGTTTTTATCTCCCAGAGGATATATTTACCATCTTTAACGCTCAAAATATCAGGAAATCCACGTGAATAGCTTTTACCGCCCACTCTGCAGTTGTAGCTTGAGACATTTCTGCCCCTAACCCCATTGATCCTCATTGTTGCCCAACCTTTGCTGATCAAGTACTCAATTATTTCATTTTGTATATCATGCTCTACCTGCTTTGTAGCAGCTTTTTTCTTTCTAGTGTAGTACTCACAAGGTATATTTTCCATACAAGGATTTGCCAGATATTTATATTCGCAATCTACACATTGTCCCCCTTTTTTTTGCATTCCTATCTCAATCATTTTACTTTTAATTCTTCTAATATCATTTTTTATTAAACCCCAATTAACCCCTTGAAAATCTTTATAAACCGAACTACCTTTTCTTATAAATCTAACACAATTAAATATAAATTGTCTCATTGTATTGCCATGACTAAATCCTTCCCAGTCTTTATGTTCTGGGAATTTATTTAAAATATTTTTAGTAAATTCATCTTGGTAACAAACTTTGCTTTTGTTTATAAAAAACTTTGCCTCAATTCCTTCTTTTTCAAAACTTTTATCTATGTTATTTATTACTCCAATTAAGCTGTTAACTTGATCTATTCTTACCTGTCTGTCTGATAGTTTTATTTTCATTTAAACCTCCTTCGTTAATTCTGGGTTTTCATGTATATTTCCTATAATTTTCAAATGCTTTCCAGGTTGCATTCCAGTATAGGATTTATATTTACTTGTACTTTTCAAGCCTAAACCACATTTTTTAGGTTGATATACAACTATATATTTTCCATTGTTTCTAGTGGATGATGGGTGCTTAAAATATACTATATCACCCTCATAAATTTCTTTTTCATCAATATCTTTAATGCCTGTATATTGTTCTTTCACACACTCTTCATACTCTCCAAAACTTTGAGATTCTGCTTTAAATCCTATTTTTTCACCATGTTCAGATTTGTTTAAATCTAAAATTTCAAACTCTTTTCTTTCTTTATCCCAAAATCTAAATTTAATATACCTCATTATTTAACACCTCTTCCCTTGGGTTAAGAATGTTTTTGTTTTAACACAAATTTAAACCCAATTTTATACTTTTTCAAATATTTATTAATTCTTTTAATCATTAATATACCTTCTTCCTTAAATGACGTTTTTGATTTTTCATTATACATATGCTTGAAAGTTTTTATATACGTCCATTCATCGTTTTTATAAAAATACATTAAGAACAACCATATGCTATTAGAAGATATATCAAAAAGAACCCCTAAACTCTCCGCTTCATCATTAGAACATATATCAAACATCTCATTTATTATAATTTCACGTTCTGTTATATCAATTAAAACCTTATCATCACATTTCACCCTAATTACCTCCTCGTAGTTCAATTTTAATTCATCTATTGCACTTCTGCTTATAACTGCACGAATATCAAAAGTATCATATGTATTTTTTATTTTGTCTGCTCATTATATTCTACTTTTTTAAAATATATTTCATTCTAATATATTCTATCAACTTCTTATTTTTCTCTCTATATAATTCATCTTTTGATATTGTTTTAGAATCTAAGATGTCACAACTTCCCTCAATTCCTTCTTTTTATATCTTTTCTGGTCAAAGAATACACAATAAACAAGAGTCTTTCCAGTCAGTAGTTTTATTAGTAATAACATTAATTTAATTATAAGTATCTTCATTCAATCACCTCGTAACTATGCAACATACAAACATGTCCAATTCTAATATCAGTAGCAGGTCCACTACTTTTTCCTAATAACTCACATTTATAATAATGTTTGCCATTACAATTTTTATTAACTAAGAATTTACAATTCTTACACTTTTGATGCCCAGTGCTTTTTATGTAATTATTTCTAATCTTCCAAGCCTGATATTTTGATATCTTTGCTTTTTTCTTAGCTTCCTTCACATTACAATCAAATAGTTGCATTTCTCCTCCTAAATTCTCTATTTAAAATATCCCTAAAAATAATACACTTTTCAAAATTTTCATCTTTGATTTCTTTGTAAAGCTCATTTTTAATCCTAAATTCTCTATACTCTGATGATTTTTTATGCTTCCATCCTTCCAAGTCAAATTCAGTTTTCTTTTTTTCTTCTTCATTGACAGTAACATTTTTGGTTTTACTTTTTATTTCTTTAATTAAGCAGTTTATGACTTTTTGCATTCTTTTTTGATCTAAATAACTATATTTTTCTACATTTCTTTTGAATATCATGAATTTAATTAGACTACTAGATAATTCCAACTTAAATTCAATTAAGTCTGAATTAATTCCAACTCTACTATTTCCAACTAAACTTTTATAATTCTTAAAATCTTCTGGATCAATACTTACATCAAAACTCAATTTTTTATCTAAAACTTTAATTAAGTTATTAAAAATTTGCCTATTTCCCTGTGGTTTTTTTGTTCTGAAAAAAACTTCTCTTGAGTTGTTATAAAAATCAACTTTTATTTGTTTTGTTTTCAAGTTTGCTCTTTTGTATAAATCTCTTTTATTCTCTTTTTTTTCCATTTTTTTAATATAATTTTTACTATATTCTGTTTTGTCATCTTTTAATGGCACAAATTTAGCTTCTCCACACTTTTCACATTTATAATAATTAGAATATTTCGATAAATGATATCTTGGATCATAGTCGTGTTCGAAGTTTTCAGTATTTAAAAACCAGGAATGTTTTTTATCTTCACACTTTTCTTTTTTTATAGTATACCATTCGTGTTGGTAGTCATATTCAATATCAAAATGTTTATAACACTCTTCACATTCATATTCTGCTTCCTCTTGCCCTTCGTCAAAATAATAATGCAAATCACCTAATTCTTTTAAGCAATAGGGGCAAACTGGATCACTGACCATGTCCAAATCAACTTCTCTTGCTTTCTCTTTGTACTCGTTGTAGTTGTTTAATACACCCTTGTCCCATTCTTCATATTCCTCTTTTAACTCTTCTTTTTCCTCTTGATCCAATTCCTCAAATTCATCTTTCGTTAAGCACTCCACATCTTTTAAGTACTCTTCAAAAGTTTCATAATATATTTCATCATTATGCTCTTTCCATTCTTCAAATGTAAACATTTATTCCTCCTCATTATATTTCCATGTTTTTTTACAAATTTCATAAAACTTACAAATATCTTTGCATTTGCCTTTTTTGTTGCAATTACTCACTCTAATCCAAATCCTTTCAATGAAATCCTAGTTTTATTTACACTACTTCTTCAAAATTTATAATTAAAAATCCGTTTCCGAACTCATAAGCCAACTTACCTTTCTGGACTGCTTGTTTAAAATTTGCGTTTGGGTTAGGATAAACGCCACATTTAACCCATTCCTCGAAAATTAAATCACCATGCTTAAATTGTTGTTTTGTAAAAGAATCATCTAAGTTTTCAACAAAAGTATCATACCCTAAATCAGAATCTAATTTAGTAGAAACTGTACCACCTAATATTTCATCAAGTTTTTCCAGTTCTTCGTCAAAGTTGTCATCAGTTAAAATCGTATTACTGTATTTCAATTTCATCACCCTTTTTAAATTTATGGTTTGTTTTATTATAGCATTTCCACATCATCCACGTGTGCTTTACATCCCTTACACTCTTCGGCGGTTGAATCTGTCTGCAAATCTACCAGACCAAAACAGAACACTCTATTGTCTTCTGACCCATATTCACCCGTTGTAGTTTTAGCCCCAATACAGTGCTTGTCTAATTTCTTACCTCTTAACTGTGACCTATTTATTTTTTTCATATCAAAACATCTCCTCTCTGTTCTTTCCTCTCCTGCTTTCCCAGTCAAAAACAAAATCAATACAAATTTCTTTGATTCTATCAATTATCTTATCAGATCCATTAAATTTTAAATGATTTGCAAGCTCTTTAAGATTGTTATTTGTACTCACAATCAATTTTACATTGTTCATGTATATTTGATTAACTAAGTTGTATAGCTTCTCTCTAGCAAACTCTGACAGCTTCTCAGAGCCTAAATCATCCAATACTACCAAGTCAACTTCACTAACTGCTTTAAGTAACTTTGTTTCAAGTGCTTTGTCTTCTGAATCTTTGTCAAAACTATCAGTTATCATTCTCAAGTATGAACTCACATTCCAACAAAGACAAGTTTTGTTTCTTTCTTGCAGTTCATTAATAATGCAGTTAGTATAATAAGTTTTTCCAGTTCCAGGGATTCCACTCATTAAAATGCCAACCCTTTTATTTTCAAAATCATCAAACTTTTTGCAAAAATTATAAAATCTTTTTCTGTAAGCTTCTTCTTTTTCAGTTTTAGTATTGCTAATTTTAAAAGTGTTACTCTCAAAGTTTTTATCAAAGATGCTCATTTTAGAATATTTTTTTACTTTTGCTTGAATTCTTTCTCTGTGCTCACATTTACACTCAAGACTAGATTCAAATTGATAATCATGCGGTATATATGTTTTAACTGCATTGCATTTTGGGCATCTTGATATTATCTTGCTGCAAGCTCCTTCAATATCTTTTATTTCAAGTTGAATTTCTGAAACCTTAATCAATTGAATCCCACCCTCCATATACTTTTTTTTCTTCAACTTCTTCTTCAACCTCTTGATAGTTTTCATCTAGGTAATCTATATATCCTGAGTTGAAAAAAGTAGATCCATTCTGATATTTCAACTCAGGAAAATCTTTTTTTCTATTCTTAACATCTTTGATATACCTCTCAATGCATCTTTCTAATTCTTCACCTAATTTAAACAATCTTTTTTTAGAAGCATCTTTGATAGTGCCTTTCCCTTTTTTTAGTGGATACATTTTCCAAATTTTTTCGAAAAAAGAGTCAATATGTTCTGTACTTTCTTTTTCTTTTACTTTACTTTCCTTTACTTTCTTTTTACTTTGTTGATTAATGTCTACATTTAAGCATAAAATGCATACATTTACTTTTTCAATGTTGTATTTAGATGTTATGTCAACCAATAAATATTCTTGTAAAAACTCAATTTCTTTTCTTCTTTCAGTAGCACTACAGTAGTTGGACTGTATTCTTTCTGATGTTAAAATGCTGTATTTTTCATATAATTCTTTGTTGAACAATCCTTTTTCAATGCAATCATTTAACACTAAAATGTATACATCGTATTCTACATTGTTATAATCAGAAAATAAAATGTTAAAATCTTCATCTATTTGCAGATAATATCCATTTTCTCTATAGACTTCTTCAAGCAATCTTAAAAAAATTGCATAACCTAAAAGTCCATGTTTAGCTTTTATTATTTTTATCTTTTTATCTTGCAGCATATCTACGTCATGGCTAAAGTAGTCTATTCCTACTTTCCCTTTTCTAGCCATATTAAACCACCAACTTTTTTAGCGTTACTACTCCATTTTTTTCTTCCCATATTATTCGGTCTTTTTTTTCTAGCTTCATTTTTTTAACTATCTCTTTTGGAATAGATGTAGTGTTTTGATTTCCGTTAACTTCTTGTACTTTAGTTAATAGCATAAAATCCCCTCCTCTCATTTACAGTATACTATATAATAACATTAATGTCAATAATAAAATTAATTTATTTCATAAAGAAAGCGGATTTCTCCGCCTTTCTTAAATTTCAAACTCTGGCAAACTCTCAAAAGCTGCTCTTGTTATTGTAATCATTTCAACCTCAAACGGTTCATCTATGTCATCCAAGTCGATAAAACCTTGTAATGTTTCCTTATTTATTTCTTCTAAAATTAGATCTTTTAATTCTCCAGTTAGTATCTTAAATACTGTCATTTTTTTAATTCCTCCCTAATATAATTTTTCTTCAGTCAAATAAACATTGATAACTTCAGCATCATAGTGCTTTTTTCTTAGTTCCTTAACTGTGTTTTCAGCAGCTGTTTTGTTTTTCGTGATCCAGGCATCTAAGAGCTTGTCGCACATTTTATAGATGCCTTCTCTGACATATTTCTTTCTGTTTACTTTAACGGCATAATACACTATAATTCACCTACTTTCGCTATTCTTGCAAGCTTTTGATGTCTAATGCTAGATACTTTAGTTCTGCAAGCTTCACAATAGTGGTGAAGGGGTTTGTAATCAACCCCGTTTTGGCTAGTGAAACTTTCATGACATACACAGCATTTAACTTTACTAGTGCCGTGCTTTTTTTTATTGTATTCTTTATATGCTTTAGCTACATAATTTTCAATGAGTTTTGGATTCAGTTTTATATATTTTGCTCTCATTGTTTTCTCAACTGTTTCTTCATCAATTCCTTTTGCTAATTCTGAGTATACATCGTAATACGCTTCTGGATATTTCAGTTTAGGCATGATTTTACCTCCTTAGAATCCATACAGATCGAGGTCTAATTCCAACCCCGATCTAGCAATAACAGTTTCAATCCCTGTCTGTTCTGAGATTTCTTTTTTGAATATTTCAGAATCAGAATTTTGACTACTCAAGTGCAATAATACTATTTTGTTGCACTTACTCAAGTTATTTGAAGTGAAGAAATCTTTTAAATTTTCTAAACTCATATGACTTTTTTTAACTCTTTTGGCGTATACTGGATGTATTTTTTCATTATTATGATTTTCTTGAAGTATTTTATCTGAATAGTTACATTCAATAAAGATATAATTCAAATCTTTAAATTTGTATTTTAGATAGTATGTATCTGTTGCAAATAGTAATTTTTCACCTGTGCTTATTTTTTTTATTAAGAAGCCTAGAGGCTCTCTTACATCGTGTTGCACATCAAAGGGTAGTATGACGTAGCCACCTAGTGTGAATTGCTTCAAATGAGCTATCTCATGCGTTTTGTGGTTATTTATTTTTAATGCTTCGAATGTACCTTTACTGCTGTAAATATTAATTCCTGCGAGTGCCAAAGAGTTAATTGATTTAGCATGGTCCATATGCTCATGTGTCAACAAACATCCTTTTATTCCAGTGAAATCAAAATCAAGAGCTTTTTTTATATCTTTTATATTAACTCCCGCATCCAGAATCAGGGAATTGTCAATTATATAACAATTCCCTTTGCTGCTTGATCCCAAGATTTTGACTTGCATTAAAATCCTGCTCCATCATCTTCAAGTTGTTCTTTAGCTTCTTTCCTTTCCTGTTCTAATATTGCTTTTTTTTCTGCCTCGGAAGGTTCATTTGTTTCTTTTATTTCTCCTGTTTCTTCATCTATTATTTCAACAGCTTCTTCTTTTTCATCAATATCAATTATTTCCTTATTTGCATTTTCTTCAATTTCCTGCTCAACTGTTTTTTCTTCTTTTACTGAATTAGTAACATCGATTAATTCATCCTGAGTTGGAAGCCCACAGGAGATCTCAGGAGCACTAACTCTTATCAAAAACGCAGCAGCTCTATACATCATCATTTGCTCTGGCATTGTTTGCCACTTTGATATTTCATTACCTTTTCCATCTTTCTTAGAATACCAACCTTCCCCTTTTGCCATCTTGATAGTAACTTTTGATCCTATTATTTTTTCTTTTGTAGATTTTTCAATTGCATAAGCAATGCAACCCCAGTCATCTTTACCTTCTATTCCTGAAAACTCAAACCTTATTGGTGAGAATCTTCCGCAACTATTAAATGTTGCTATAAGAAACTTTGACGACCATCCAGGATTTCCTTTTACAATATATAAGTTCTGCATCACCATGAAGGGATCTGCGTTCATTCTGTGCGCCATGTTTAAAGCTATAACACAGTTAGAAACATTTTGTCTAAATTGCTGTGGCACTAATGTACTTGAAGCTAATAATTTTGCTGCCCTCATTGACATTTCAAAATTTTCTAAAGTATTAAACCCTGGTTGTACTTCGTTTTTTTTAATTCCCTGAACTTCATTTCCCATTATTTGCACTCTCCTTCAATTTTTAATTCTTGTTGCCCTTCAACAACTTTTAAATTTATTATTTGCGTCTCTATTTCTGGTATTTTACTTGTACTCTCTCTATTGTCAACAAAGATAGGTGCATTAATTCTATAATGATCCGACATAGTTTTAATTATATCTAACCCTATTTGAACTTTACCAGCAGAATTTACATCTTTATAAGGAACTCCTTTTAATAAAGGCACGCAAATATCATTAATTCCACCATTTATTTGAGTTTCAAAAAGCTTGAACTCAACTAACTCAAACTTATTATTTATCTTTTTTTCTAACAGCTCAACTTTTTTGATAGTGAACTGTTCAAGAAGAAAATCAATCTCTTCAAATTGCAACTTCTTGTTTGTTAATTCTTCTTGCTCATCTTGAAGTTCTTGTATCCTTTTTTGAGTTTTTTCATTTTGAGTTTTTTCATATAACTTTTCTTTTATTACATTAATTTCATTCTCAATTGTTTTAATATTTTCTTTTAAATTTAGTACAATAGAATCATTAAACAAAGATTCTGATATTGAATTAATTTTCTTTTTTAATTCAATATACTCTTTGTTCTTACTTGCATCAAATTCATCAGGTTTTTCAAGTTTTGCTTTCTGATCTGCAAGTTCTTTTTCAAGTTTTGCTTTCTGATCTGCAAGTTCTTTTTGTTTATCTTTATTCTTTCCTAAGTCTTCATTTTTCTTTTTATTTTCTGAGACTTTTGTTTTTCCAGAAACTTGAATTTCATGTATTTTACTATTTTTTTCTCTGTTAAAGTTATTTTCTAGTTTAGATAACTGTTCTTTGATGTTATTGTCAGACAATTTCTGTTTGCATGTTGGGCAAACAAATTCTTTATCCGGTTTCTCAAATTTTTCCTGCTTTAATTCAATGACTTCTTTTCTAAGTCTTTTGATCTCTTTATCTTTTACATTTATTGTTTTCTGAATAAATTCTTCAGATTCCTGCAATAAATTTATTTCATTATCTATCTGTGATATTTTATTTTCTTTTGACATAATAACTTTTTTTTCTTCATAATAATCTTTCATATAATCATTTTTTAGATTATTCTCAAGTTCATTTAATTTATTTTTTAACTTATTTTTCTTCTGAAGTTCTAAGTCGATATTTCTCTTTTTTTCTTCTTCTGTTTTTATTTCTGCTTCTATTTTTTTAATTTCTTTTTCTTTTTCTTCTTTTTGTTTTTCTAGTAATGCAAAATCCAAACTTAAATCAATTAATGATTTTGAAGCTTCATCAATCC